GGGACCGTGAGGCGATACGGCAGCAGGGCCAAATTGCTCAAGCCGCCATGCCGCCGCCGACGCCGCCGGGGATGGTGCAGTAAGCATGACCGATGACGAAATGACGCTGCGCCGCACGGTCGCGGCGGCCGAACGCGCGTCCGCGTTCATCAACGATCCGCTGCTGGTCGGGGCGTTCGAAGCGCTCGACGCGCGGTTCCTGCTCGCCTGGCGCAACTCGCCGGCCGATCAGCCGGAGCTGCGCGAACGCCTCTGGCATCACATTCAGGCGCTTGCCGAAGTGCGCGCCGAACTCGAAACCGTGCTCGCTGACGGCGTGATGGCGAAAGCCGCACTCGCCGATCTGCGCGACGGCACCAACGACAACCCCTAAGCGAGTTTGACATGGAAGACGTGAACGCCGCACCCGAACAGGGAAGCGAACAGGACCCCGTGTCTTTGATCGAAGGCATGCTGGAGCGCGAAGAGGCGCCGCCCAAACCTGCCCGCGATCAGAAGCCTGCCCCGGAGCCGGAGCCGGAAGAGATGCCGGAGCCGGATCCCGGGCCGGAGACGGCGCCCGATGACGGCGCGGACGAAGACGAAGACGGCGAAGAGGCGCCGCCGCCGCCGGACGACGAACCGGAACTCTACGAGGTCAAGCTTGGTGACCGCGTCGAGAAGGTGACGAAGGACGAACTGCTGCGCGGCTACCAGCGCCAGTCAGATTACTCCAGGCGTATGAACGAGCTGGCGGAAACTCGCCGTGCGGCTGAAGCGGAGGTGCACCGCATCTCGGCGGAACGGCAGCACTACGCGCAGCAACTCGATCAGGTCGCGGCGGTGCTGCAAACCACCCTGCCGCCTCGCCCTAGCCAGGCCGACTACGACGCCGATCCGATCGGCGCCGTCCAGGCCGAACGCCGCTGGCAGGACAGCGCCGGGCAACTGCAGGGCGTGCTGGCCGAACGCCAGCGCGTCGCGGAGCAGATGCAGGCGCAGCAGCAGCAGGCGCAACAGCAGATGCTGCAGCAAGCCCGCGAGCGGCTGACCGAGTACGTGCCGGAGTGGTCCAAGCCGGAAGTCGCCGCGAAGGAAAAGCCGAAGGTGGCGGAACACCTCCGCTCGATCGGCTACACCGACGCGGAAATCGGGCAGGCCGCGGACCCTCGCGCGCTCGTCATGGCGCGCGAGAGCATGCTGTATCGGCAACTCATGGCGAGCAGGCCGCAGGTCCAGCAGCGCGTGGCGCAGGCTCCGAAGATGGTCAAGCCGGGAGCCGCAGGGCCGGCGCCGGACAAGTCGAAAGCAATTGTGCAAAAGATCAAGCGAAGCGGCGGCAAGGATATTGACGCCGTCGCTGCGCTTCTATTGACGTAGAGGACAGTACTATGGCAGTCCCAGCGAACACGGCGCAGAGATATAGCTCGTCCGTGATTAAAGAAGACTTGTCTTCTGTCGCGGAACTTATCGCGCCGACTGAAACTCCTTTCATGAGTGCTATCGGCAAAGGCACCGTTGCTTCAACTTACAGCGAGTGGGTCACTGTTGACCTTGCCGCTGCCTCCGATACTAACGCGGAGATTGAAGGCAACGACGTTGTCGCCGATGCGCCGAATGAAGGCGTCCGTCTCGGCAATTACGCTCAGCTTTCCGATAAGGTGGCGCAGGTTTCGACAAGCCGCGAAGTGGCTGACGAAGCCGGCGACCTCAACCGGATGAGCAAGCAGATCGCGCTGAAGGTGCAGGAGTTGAAGCGGGACATGGAGAAGCAGATGCTCTCCAACAAGCCCGCCAACGCCGGCTCGGCCAGCACTGCGCGCGTGTCTGCGTCGTTCCCCAGTTTCCTCCGCACGAACGTCAGCCGGGGGACCGGCGGGGCGAACCCGACGCTGAGTGGCACCACGGCGGGTTATCCGAACGCCGCGGCGACGGACGGCACGCAGCGCGCGCTGACCGAGACGTTGTTCAAGACGGTGCAGGCCACGACCTGGGGGTCCGGCGGCGATCCGACACTCGTCTTCGTCGGGGCTGCCAACAAGCAGCTCATCAGTGCCTGGACCGGCAACGCAACCACCTTCCGCGAGATGGACAGCCGCAAGATTGTCAGCGCAGTTGACGTGTATGTCGGCGATTTCGGTGAGGTTCAGATTATCCCGTCAAGGTTGATGCGATCGCGTGACCTGCTGATCGTTGACCCCACGAAAGTAGAAGTTGCGTTCTATCAGAAATTCAGGCAAGTTGAACTTGCTAAGACAGGGCATAGTGATAAGAGAATGGTGTCCTGCGAATACATGCTAAAGACGAAGGCTGAAGTCGCTCATGGTGGAATTTTCGACTTAAGTTGAGAATTCTTATACCAATGACTTCAATAAACGTTATGATGATCGTGGCGGATAGGGCGACGGCCCGAAAAGCAGGATACCGCGCCTGCCTGCCGCCACTTTCATCATGCGGGTATTGGAGGCATGCGGTGCCGAAGTACAAGGATATGACGGGCCAGCGGTTCGGTCGTTGGCTGGTGCTGTCGAAGGATGCCAACGAAGGTGTTGCGAAGTGGCTATGCCGGTGTGACTGCGGGAATACTGGTGTTGTTTACGGCAACGGCCTTCGGAACGGTACCAGCACGTCGTGCGGCTGCGTTCGTGCCGAGCGTGCGGCGACGTTGACTTTCAAGCACGGCATGAACCCGAAGGGCGCGCCTAGCCGCCCCTATCGGATTTGGACGGGCATGAAACAGCGGTGCCGCGATCCGAAGGTTATGCACTACGCCAACTACGGTGGGCGCGGGATTAAAGTCTGCGAGCGGTGGGAAGACTTCCAAAACTTCTACGCCGACATGGGCGATCCTCCTTCGCCGAAGCACAGTCTTGACCGCATCGACGGTAACGGCAACTACGAGCCGGGCAATTGTCGATGGGCTACGCACAAGGAGCAGTCGGCCAATATCCGGCCGTACGAGCGCAAACCGGCGAAGGGCGAAGGGCATCCGAAAGCCAAGTTGACTGAGAATGACGTACGCCAGATCCGCGCCAGCAGTGAGACGACAGCGGAACTGGCGCGGCGATACGGGGTGACCGCTCCAAATATCGCCGATATCCGCAAGCGCAAGACGTGGAAGCACGTCACCTAGTACAGACCATCTTTGAATGAGTAGAGGCCGCCTTTTCAGGCGGCTTTTTCTTTTCCACGGGGTGAGTAGCAATCATGGCATCGAAAAAGACGACCACAGAAGCTCCGGGCGGATCTCCGGAGCCGCAGGCCGCCGAGGCGCCGCTGAAGCTGCATGAAGAGCAGGCGAAAGCTGTTGAACAGGCTGAAGCGGCGGCCGAAGAGAGCGGCACGCCGTCGCCTGTCCGCCAGCCGGACAAGGTCAAGACGCCTATTCCCGGCACGACGCCGGATCTTGATGTTGTGAGCACCGACGACGCCACGTCGCTCAACCCGAACGTCGTCACGTCGGGAACGAAGCCGGACGGCAAAGGCGGCCAGCAACTTTTAGATGTGGTTGACCCAGCGGTTGCAAACGCTGGTATTCTTCCGCGTCCCGTCGCGGTCAAGCCGCAGTCCCCTTCCCTGGCGCCGGAGCAGACCGAAGCGCCTCCGGCTGAGGGGCAGGTGCGCTTCAAGGTCACTGCCGACAACGAGCCGTTCGCCAGCACGGGGCCGCTGAAGCAGGGCGAGGTGGTGACGCTCTCGCGCGAAGAGGCGGAACTGCTCGTCCAGCTCAAGGCAGGCACCATCGAGGGGGGCAGTCAGCCCGCCTCCGACAGCAACGCCAAGGTTGACGGAGCCGACGCGGAATGATTGCCACGCGCTTTGTTGAGGACGGCGACGGCTCGCTGATCGTGCATCGTGAAGCCGATGTCGAGCCGCTGCTTGAGTTGAACAAGGCGCTGGCGGCCAGCGGTGACGGGTATACCCCGTCCCGCGAGCTGCGGCGGGCCGCCTCGATCCCGCTCGCCATTGTCGAGAAGTGGAAGAATGAGCTGGGTGTGGACGTGTTCAATCCGGACCACATGCCGAAGGTTCGGCAGTTGCTGAACAGCAGCGAATATCTTTACCTCCGCACCGCGCCGGGGCGGCTCTAGTGGCGTTTCGCTCCGCGTTCCAGCCGGGCGAAACCGTGGCGCTGGAAGCGGGGGGCGCGAGCAAGAGCGTCGCGCTGCCGCGTCAGGGCGGTACCGCGCGGCTTACCAATTGGGGCGAACGGCCGGTATGGATGGAGTTCGGCGGGGCTTCGGTGACTGCCGCGGTTCCGGAGAGCCTGATCGTGCTGCCGATGGCGGCGTTCCTGATCGCACTGCCCCCGAAGGCAACGCACGTCGCGGTCATCAGTCCGACCAAGCCGGGCAGCGCCGGGCCGGTTCCGATCAACATAACTTTAGGAGACGGAATGTGAGCATTGACCGGGCCGGCATCGCGTCGGACGCATTCGCGATCACGCCGAGCGACGCCACGACGCAGCGGGCGTTAGCCCTCTATACCGGGAGCGGCGGCAGTATCGCGGTGAAGACGGAAGACGGCACGACGTTAACGTTCGTGAGTGCGGCGGCGGGGAGTATCCTGCCGGTCAGGGTGTCACAGGTGCTGGCGACGGGGACCACCGCGGTCAACATCTGCGGATTTCGATGATTATGGGCCTGGGCATTCGGGGGCGTCGCCTCGTCTCGGGCATGGGAAGCGGGCGGCTGCGGACCAATCGGGCGTTGTGGTCCGAGCAGTTCAACAACGCTGTCTGGACGAAATCGAATGCCAGCGTGACGGCGGACGCCACGGCAGCACCGGACGGGGCGACGACGGCGGATACCCTAATCACGACGGCGACGGCGGCAACCTGCCAGACACAGCAGGCGATAACCGCGACGCTGACCGCGGCGCAGACATCGAGTGTGTTCCTGAAGGCTGCAACAGCGACCAAGGCGCGGGTGCGTATGGTCGAGAACGGCGGCAGCTTCGCCAACGCCGGTTTTGTCGATGTGGACCTGAGTGTCGGCACGCTGAGCGCGACGACGGCGACGGGGGCCGCGACCGGCATTTCGGCCGCGATCCAGGCGTATCCTGACGGCTGGTGCCGCGTCAGCCTGACCGGCACGCTCGGCGGCGCGGTCGGGGCGCTTGCCTTCCAGGTCTATGTGACGAGCACAACCTCCTTCACCTTCGGCGGCACCATCGGGCAGGGCATCTACGTCTGGGGCGCACAGTGTGAGGTGGGCGGGCCTGCGACAGCGTACATTCCGACGGCGGGCGCCGCCGCGTCGGCACCATGAGGGGCGGCGGATGCCATTGAATAATTATTCGGCGCTTCAGGAAAGTATCGCGTCCTGGCTCATGCGGGACGATCTGACGGCCGCCATCCCCGACTTCATTGCCTTGGCGGAAGCCGACATGAACCAGCGGCTGCGGCTGCGGGCCATGCTGACGACGGCTGAGTATCCGCTAAGCTCGCTTAGCGGACTGGATGCGGCGGGCGGGGCGCTGCCTGCGGACTGCCTCGCGGTGCGCTCGGTCGAGCTGGCGGATTACGGGCATTTGAGCTTCGCCGCTGATGCCGAGACGGCGCAGTTCTCGAATGCCTACCGCGGCGGGGATGCCCGCTGGTTCAGTATCGATGGTAACAGTCTGGTGGTTTCGCCCAGGCCGCTAAGCTCGCTTAGCGGCGACCAAGTTGGCGCTGGCGCCGTGACGCTGCGGTACTATGCCCGCATCCCGGCCCTGTCGGACAGCAACCCGACCAACTACGTGCTGACAGCCAATCCGGCACTCTATTTATATGGCTCGTTGCTCCAAAGCAGTCCGTATCTCCTGGACGACGCCCGGATGCAGACCTGGGGTTCCCTCTACGAGAGTGCGGCGAGCGCGCTTCAGGGTGCCGACGATGCGGCGGAGTATCCGGGGCCGCTGGTCATTCGGAGTTCCGACCATTGGTAGAGCCGACCTGGTTCCACCAGTCGCTGGTCACGTCAACCGGCGGCAGTGCGGTGCGCACGCTGGCGGATCGCGCCGCAGATGCGATCAACGTCAAGGATTACGGCGCGGCGGGGGTTGGCGGGGTTGACTATACGACGCAGATCCAGGCGGCGATCGATGCGGCCGAACTGGTCAACGGCGTCGTCTTCTTTCCGCCCGGGACATACTACCACGGCGGCCTGACCGTGACGCCGCCGGTCACGCTGCGCGGCTCGGGCATGCGGTCGAGTATCCTGTTCCTCAAGAGTGGCAGCAACACCCACTCAATCACCGTCGATTATGTCGCAACCGGGCCTTTCTACTTTCCGCAGCATTGCGTGATTGAAGACCTGGAGGTCCAGGGCAACCGGACCAACCAGACCGGCGGCCACCTGATTGAACTGACGGCGGCGGCGTTCGGGTCCGGGACCGACTATGGCCTGTCCGTTTACATGCGCAACTGCTACCTGACGAGCGGGAAAGAGCACGGGATCAACGTCGGCGCGAACCGGGGCTACGGCATTCTTGAGAATGTCGAGATTGAAGCCTGCGACGGCGACGGCATCCGGCTGGGGACGACGGGTGACTGGCGGCTCGACTGCTGCGATATCGGGTCTTGCGGCGGTTACGGCATCAACGATGTCGGCGGCTACGCCGTCGTTATCGAGAATACCAATGTCTACAGTAACGGCCTGATCGGCTGCCGTGTCCAGCCAACCGCGCAGGATATCGTCCTGAGTAACTGCAATTTCGACCGCAACGGGACCAATGGCGTTTCGCTGGAAGGCGATGGGGCGAACTTCTATCCGCGCGTCGTCTCGGGCTGTCACTTCACGCAGAACAGTCTGTCCGCCTCTGGCGCCCACTCCGATATTCTGGTCTACAACAGCAAGGGCGGGACCATCCTCGGCAACCGCTTCTCGCGGCATGCCACCAGCCAGCCGAAATATCTGATCGAGTTCACCGGCACCAATGACGGGACGATCTTCAGCCTGAACGATTACGGGCGCGGGGTGGCGCCGTGGGTGACGGCGCTGACGAATGACTTCAGTAAGTTGATCCTGGCGGGCGACCGCACGTCGTATCTCGGCCTGAACACCAACGCGGATACGTGGTCGATGGTGCTGGGGGCTGCGGAAGTTTGGCGGGCGAACAGCACCAAGCACCGCCTGTTCAAGCGGGTCGATATCGAAGGGACTGCGCCGGTCCTGTTCCTGAACGAGACTGACGGGGCGGCGGATAACCGGCTCTGGCGGATCGACGCCGACGCACAGACCTTGCGCGGCTTCGCGGTCAACGACGCCGAAAGCACGCTGGGGCAGTGGCTGGCGGTCAACCGGGGCGGCGCGGTGATTTCTAACGTCGTGCTGAGTGCCGTCGGGGCTGAACGTTTTCGGGTGGATGGGACAGGCGCCAGCGTCACCGGGGGGCTAACGATAACCGGCGCCACCACGGGGCCAAGCTTCGTTGGGGCGCTGACCGGCAATGCCACCACGGCCACCACTCTGTCGGCCGGGGCTGACCGCACCAAGCTGGACGGCATCGCGGCCGGGGCGACGGTCAATTCGACCGACGCGGCGCTGCGCGACCGGACAACGCACACCGGGGCGCAGGCGATCAGCACCGTCACCGGATTGCAGTCGGCTCTGGATGCGAAAGCGCCACTGGCGGCGCCAGCCTTCACCGGCACCGTCACGGCCCCGTCATTGCAGGTTACCGGGGCGGCATCGGGCGTTGAGGGCGGGCAGGTTGATCTTCGGGCAGCGACGGGAAATCTGTTCGGCGACGTGGCGGTTGATAACTACGATGGGGCCTTCCGGGCCTACAACACGACATTGGGGCACGCTTTCAAGGTGCAGGCGGACCAAACCGGCCTCTACTGGTCAGCCCCTGACACCGGCACGATGCGCGCGGTTTACCACACCGGGAGCGTCCTGGCGAACGCGGCCGACGACACGGCGGCGGCGGCGGCCGGGGTTGCCGTGGGCGCGCTGTACCATAACGCGGGCGCTGTCCGCGTGAGATTAGTATAGCGGCATGGCGATCACGATACCCCAGGACGCGCCGGCCTGGGCGCGGCAACTCGCCGACGATATCGGCCGGGAGATGAAGGCGGCAACGCGCGGCTTCCCGGTTGTGCTGGCGAGCTTCCCGGCTGCCGATCTGCCCGACGCCGCGCGCTGGGTCGGCGGCTGGATCTGGGTCCCCGACGCGACAGGCGGGCCGGTCCCGGCCTATTCGGATGGCGAGCATTGGCGTCGTTTAAATTCAACTGTGATAGACTGAGGGCGATATGCCATCAACCGCGACTACACGTCTTCGTCTGGAAAAGCAATCGCAGGGCGAGAACTTAAACACGTGGGGACACGTCAAACTTAACGACGCCATCGACCGGATTGACGAGGCGATTGCGGGCGTCCAGGCCATCACCATCAGCGGCGCGTCCACGACGCTAACCAGCACCAACTATGCGACCGATCAGGCGCGCAAGCCGGTTCTGGTCCTGACCGGGACCCTGAGCGCGAACAGCACCATCACGGTGCCGAACGCTGAAAAACTGTATGTTGTGGTCAACAACACGACGCAGGCGACATATAGCCTGACGATCAAGACGGCGGCCGGTTCCGGCTACGCCTTGCGGCCGGGTCCACAGCATGTCTACTGCGACGCCACCAACGTCTATCGCGCGTCGCCGACGCTCAGCGAGCTGCCGCTGCCAACGGCGGCGTTGGCGTTCAACGCGCAGCGGCTGACCGACATCGGCGCTCCGGCCGCCGCGACCGATGCGGCGACGCGCCAGTATGTTGATGACACTGCGTTCTCGGTCACGGCTGGGAGCCTGCCGGGGCAGCGCGGACCGCGCGCAAGATGGATGCGCCCGCCTCCACCTTCGGCCCAGGAGACCACCCATGCGAACGACTTTCGCCCTCTTCGTCCTCGCCGTCGGGTTCGCCGCCAGCTCCACCAGCGGCTGGCTCGCCTGCAGCGGCGGCGGCGAGGAGCTCGACGCTGGGAGCCGGACCGACGCCCCCGCGGGCACCGGCGGCGGCGGGGGC